TTTTCTGCCGGCGAGAGCGGCTTGGTACCTTTTTCGAAAACGTCCCCATCCTTCTCACAGTAAACATCGTTCTGTTCAGGTGTCCCACGCATCACCTCCCAATGATTGTCACCAATTGAATACTTCTTCTTCAGTGCTGATAGTGTCATTTGATTTTCAAAGCACACATATCCTTGTAGGTGCGGGGTGCCTGTTGTTGGTGCTACTTCTTTACCGAACTTAACATATTTACACTCCCACCCCTTGACAATATCCACCTCTTCGGGTGAATAATTGTTAATAGTAAAAACAAAGTTTCGGGATCTGTTCATCTTAATAAATTATGAAAAACATCTCATCTCACTAGGTCTAGGGTAATACTGTCCCTAGACCTCGTGAGTAAATCCTAAAGGGTTATTAGTAAGACTAAAGGGTTATTTACAGGTCAGTGTATTTCAGATCCGCCGAGAAACACACCTGACACGGAATAGCTGCTGCGGGAAGAGTGCCTCCATCCGCTTCACATGCTACCCACATGACATACAACCCTCTCGTGGTTGCATCGATGTTGTTGTCGTTGTACTTGACGTTCTTCACAAGATCCTTTGTCAAGTCCACGCTGTAGTTACAGTTGAACTTGAAGTCGTTGTTTGTGAACGCCTGTGCTCCCGCGTTGATGCCGGTGCCCTCATACGCGGCAGTTCCTACCTTGAATGTCTGTCTATGGACGACGCTCCAGCGGTCGGTGTTGATGGGGAGCCAGGTATCCACAACGTGGTTCTGGAATCCCTGACTAGTACTTCCCAACTGGAAGAAATCGTTACTACTGAACGGATTGGGAACAGTAGTCGTGTTCTCTTTGTCCCAAAACACGAACATCTGTACCAAAATTGGCTGCGGGAGAATATTCGTCGTAGCGTTGTACGGATTAGGATGAATAGTCCCCTTGATAGTTCCACGAATCACGTGGATCTTGTTGCCGATCCTCTCGTCTTGACTCGGGCCCTGCTGAATCTCAAATCCACCCGTAGTAGGACACACGGGAACGATCTGAGTGGCTGCTGACGCAGAATTGCTTCCCACTACACTGTGTGAGAAGTCATTGAAATTTGCAACCTTCTTCTCCGCTGCGGATTGAATTGCCTTTCGAACAACTCTCTTAATAGAAGTCTTCTTTGCTGGTCTTCTGGAAGACTTCTTAGTCGTTCTCTTCTTAAAAGATCTCTTGGATTTCTTAAACGCCATTTGATTATTTGTGAAAACCAGGCTAAAAAATACAATCCTTCATTTTTAGCCTAGTAGGAAATATCCAAATTTATCAAAGTGGGCTTGATCGTCCAAATAGGGATCGGGGACATCGTCGCGAGGGCCCTCCTCCTCACCCTCGCATTCGCGGGGATCGCTACGCTCCCCCCGCTCGGTGCTGAGGCTTCGAATCGTCGGTCCTGGTTCTAAAGGGTTAGGGTTTTGGGTCTCATTATGGGCACGAGTCCATTCGGGAAAAGCGTCCCTCATTCCCAAAATAGACACACGTCGGGTGATTGCATCCACCGTCTTCTCGTCATCCCAGATTTCCGAAGGTCTGTACTGGGAGGTTACAATAATCTTCCGAGGTCGAATAAATAAGTAACCCCCCTTAAATTGCGCCTGGAACGCATAACGATCCAGCCACCGTTTCATGTCTCCGCCCTGCTTCACCTGAAATTTGTCGAAATCGTCAATGATTACGACTTCCTGGCCATCGTAGCCATCCCACCAAGGAGTTGTCGGGTCCTTGACATACGCGTCCGGGTATCGTTCACGAGCGCTGCGGGACTTCCCACAGCCAGTGTCGCCAACGATCCATTCATGGTCTAGCGCGCCATCTATCGTGCTCCTGTTCCAGCCACACTCAGACACCGCTTTAACCGCATACTGAATATTCTTGAGTTTAGAACACAAGATATCCTTAGGAACGTCCTGCAAACGTCCCTCTTTAACGGCATCAAATGCGTCTGCCCATCTTCGCTTTTCTCCGCTGCCTTTTTCTGCCGGCGAGAGCGGCTTGGTACCTTTTTCGAAAACGTCCCCATCCTTCT